TACTTCCGGTACCTAGCAACACCAATGCATTACTAACCGATCCAGTTGCATTCCCGGTTACCGTAACACCAGCATAATTGCTCATGCTAGCATTGGTTAACATGGAAGTTTCTAAATATAATCCATATGCATTATTAATTCTACTCCAGCTACTTGCTTGAGTTATACCATAGAACCCATATGCAGTATTAATCGATGCAGAGTTACCCGGAGTTATTCCTGAACGAATGCCGGTCATGGTTCCTATGGAACTACTATTGATGCTAGTAATAGTCCATAATCCAAATGTATTAGCAACATATGATGATTGCGATACTATATTAGTTAAATACGTATTTATAAATTGAGAGCTATTATATCCGTTACCTCGTTGCTGTATGGTATTGAAGTTACCATATATCACACCTGATTGTGTATACGAACTTGATAAATTAATATCTATTATACCCCGATGCAACGTAATACGATCTGCGTCACTTGCAGTATATGATAATTCTAAATAGTTTGCAAATTGAGTGTAATCATCATCCGTTGCAGATCCAAATGGTTTTTTATTTACTAGAGTAGCTAAAACGGTATTTGTACTAGTTGGACCTAAAAATCCTAATTGCGAACTTGAAGCATAATACTGACTGTCCCACACCGTAAAGCTAGAAGTTAATGGCGCTATACCAAAATTAGATACCACCCCAGCACTACCTGTTCCTACAACAGCTAATTTACCACCTGTTATAGTAGTGTCGGTATTGATTTGCAATCCGGTGTTTGGAGCAATTGATGCCGTTACACTACCAGATGCAATCTGCGATAAATTTAAACCAGTTATTCCGGACGCCGGTATACCAGTTAATCCAGCACCACTTCCTTGGAAACTTCCTGAAAATGATCCAGATATATTGTATGATCCAGATTTAAGCTGTAACGGTTTAAATTGTCTAGTTTGTGTCATTATGCCCATCTCCCATGTACTACAATTAAATCATCTGCCTCTATATTATATCCTAATAATGCAGTATCAAATGTAATTGTTTGTGTGGATGTTGTATCATTTGGTGTCCATGTATATGCTATTTTGTCGATATATTGTCCGTTAATATAAATATCAAATTCATTAATTGTGGCCGTAGAAAATGTTACTGGATTAATTTTAGGAACCCCGGTTACTGTTATGGTAGTTGCATTTGAATATGACGCAATTTTATCTGTTAAGTCTGTTAAATACGTCATAGTAGCTCCATCAATCGATGTAGATCCGCCAGTACTACTATTAAACGCTAAAGCCCGACCACCGGACATTATGCTACTTTGTTGTTGCAATATCTTAGGTGGTACTGTAGTTGATTCAAAAATATTATTTGAAACATCGATTACCATATCAAATGAAACTTTTTTGATAGAATACATTTTTTTAATAGTAGAAACTCGAGTCTCTTGCTCATTTTGTATAGTGCCTAACACAGTTAGCGGTATAGTTGCACGAATTAAACGGTCTTCGCCTACGGTATTAACTGTTTCAAATGAAACCGTGCCCATTGTTGTGTGATATGAATTTTTATCCATACCCCATAAAAATCTATTATAAGTAAAAATTTGATTAACTAGATCATTAAGTTGCACAGTAAAATCACACCACAACATCATTTCATAATCTACAGTTACGTATCTAGGAATATCTATTACATATATAGGTAAACTAGAAGCCTTTTCTGCGTTTGGTATAGGAAATAACTCATCTTCATATCGATTACGCTGATTGTATTGATTTTGATGAATTAAACGATTTGAATCTGGATTTCTATTTACATCTAAATTTTTATGATTGTCTCGTTCAGTAAAACTATTACGTTTAAGCATAATAACTGGAGATTGCAGCATGCCCTTTTCATCTCGCATATACCCTAATCTGCGAACATTATCCCATTTTTCTCCATTGGCAAATATTACAGGTACTGGAATTTTAACTCCATTATCTGTTATAGTTGGCTGTATTTCTTTTTCTAAAAATGATTTTATTCCAAAATCAATATCATATACACTACGCCCGGGATTACGTATAATATCATCATCTCGGCGAGTTTGATTTGCACGATTTAAAATAACATCGGGACCGTATAAACTATCCGTTGATTTTGGATTTGGTTTATTTGTTTTACGGTCAATATTTTCTCTATTGATATGTGGCATAGTTTATCTTTTTTATTTATTATATGCCGGAGAATTGTTATCCCCGCCATATCGAATATTACGTATTTGTTGTTGCGTTAAACGGGTTGCATGTGCATTACAAATTACAGATACGCTATATCCATGTTCCGATCCATTTGGCCAAGTATCTGGATTTTTTCCTGCAAAGTATTGATTTGCATCTACCCCATCCAATTCATAATATTCATTGTCCCAAAACACAATATCGCCAACTTCCGGATAAAAATCTGCTCGTTCTAATATATCTCTGGATATTGCAAATTGCGATGTACGATTATATGTATGGCCATAATCATCCATAGTTGGATTTTTTTGGTCTTTGGTTATTAAACATGGTATCAATATAGAATCATAATATGATTTTGATTCTGATTCGCCGTATATATTAGATTTACTATGTTGAATATTTAATTTAAAAAATTCAATTTCAGTATCAACTATAGAATTCAATAATTCTCGATTAATTGATGCTAAAAATCTAGCATCTCGTTTTCCACCAAATAATGCACACATAATATATTCCTATCCAACATAAATTTTTAATGGAACTTTTGACAACATTTCATTCATTTGAGTAGCTTCTGAATTTTGACGAATCATCATTTGTTCTCTACTCATCTTATCTAAAAATTCTCGAAGCTGAGTTATCAATGTTTCTTTCTCTGATTGTCCTTGAGAAATTAGTTCAGACCCATTAAGTGTTACTTCGCCGCCCGGAATAGGTACATTTGAATATTTATTACGAACATATCCCAACATTTCTTTTACTAAAGCAGTACCATAACGTATGATCCAAGCACGGCCCATATCATTAATTGTACTATATGTTTGATATGTATATGGTATATTAGATGCGTCCGTTACAGTGTCTGTTAGTAGTGCGGTATTACCAAATAAAACGGCATCGTTAGTTTTTTCTTCTTCAAATAAAAATTCAATCCAAACGGTACCAAAATACTGAGTAGCCATCGATCCCTGAGTTCCTGGTATCGGAAATATACGTAAATCATCTCCGTGTATTTCAAATGAGAAATGCGATTTACGTATTTGATCATTAAACTCTATACTTTGTAATCTCATTAAATCTGCATGTATTGGCATCATCATGAAACTAACTGATGGAGAAAATGCACCAAAACCAAATGCATCTAACATTTGTTGAGAACCTAATCCAGTACCAACAAATGGATCGAAATATCTAACAATTGCAGGTGGTGGATTGTGAAGTACTTTTTTAATTTCAACTGAACTAGATGGGCTTAATGTAATACCCATTGTTTTCTCAACCGCTTCTCGAATACTGTATGTTTGTTTTTTATCAACCAATTCAAATGAAGCGGAATGCCATCTTACAGTTCCACCACTACCAGCTTCTGTTCCATATGCCTTTGATAGTTTAGTTACATATCCTAATGACTGCCCTACCAATTTACCAGTTAATCCATTATCACCTAGAAATGCAGCATCGGTTTTCATTCCGAGCGTATTAACTAAGTTATTAACAATATTAACTTGATTGATCTGATTTGAGTATTCAATTACCGCAGATTCAAATGCAGTATAAAAGTTAATATCGACTAGCTCAACGTCCATAATAGGATATCCAACATATTGTGCAGCGTATTTTGCAAAACTGTCTGCTTGTTGTTGAAACACTACATCAGAATCAAAAAAACCAAATGGTGTTTTACCTGGCTCGAATGATGAACTTCCGGGCCAAATCTGTCTATTTTCTGAGTAATCCATTTATGTCCTTTTCCTATAAATATCAATATTTTTCATTTAATAAATTTAAAATTTCATCTAATGCTTCATGTCTATGATTATCAGTTAGAATAATTTCATTTACATATTTAGATGGTTTTATTTTTGGAATTTCATGTATTCCAGAATCGTTTTGAAATTTTAAATCTATCTGATAACGATCCCCACATAATATCATGGTTGCATTTTTTCCTAAACGACTCAATACCATTTGCAATTGTTGTTTTGTTAAATTTTGACACTCATCAACTATGCAAATTGCATTATCAAATGTACGCCCTCTAAAATGTGCTAATGAAACTAATTCTATATTTTCTTCTTGTTCCATTTTTTCTAACAATTCTGGTTTATTGTAAACTTTACGCATATTGCTACGAATTGGAACTAACCATGGTTCCATTTTTTCTCTTTCAGATCCTGGTAAGAATCCGTTATCCTCAGTAGACACGGTTGGTCTAGTTATTATAATTTTATCAACTTGCCGTTTAAAATATAAATCTAATGCGACTTGAACAGCTAATAATGTTTTTCCGGAACCGGCTTTACCTAAAATAAAATTAAATGGAGTATTTAATATTAATTCTTTTGCTCTTTTTTGTTCTTCTGATAATGAAATATTAAATTTAATATCATTTTTCGGAGGAGTTTTTTCTCTGTTTGTCGTACCCATATTTCAATAAGTTTTAGTTAAAATAATTTTGTAAGTGTGGATTCTTGCAACTGCATATCCTTTAATGTTTCAATTTTACCTAACGACATTTGTCGAATTGCAGCATACGTCTTTTTTGGAGGGTATGGTGTTAAAACAGTTATTTTAATTAATTCTTTATCTTCGCCTAAATCTTGTTCTATATGAACCATTACTATTAAACGTATTGCTCTTAAACGATCCAATACATCTATTAATCTGCCATCGTAACGAATTCTAGCTAACATAGAATATTTTGTTCTTGGTGTTGCCATATTATATTATTCCTTTACTTTATTATAAATATTTAAACAGTAAGAAAGGGGTGACCGAAGCCACCCCTTTTCTTATTATTAATTGTTTAAATAAAATATATTAATTATATCACATACTTCTTTAAATTTACTGGTATTAAAATATTCTAAATACTTTTTATATAAACGTTTATGTGTGATATTATAATGTCGTTTTAACTGTTCTTGCGTATGTCCAGATTTTATTAATTTAATTAAATCATTTTTAGTTATATTAGTTAATGTTTCTTTTTGTGTATCCGATAAAAATCTACCCGATAACTGTTTATTACGTTCATTATACAATATAACTCCTTTATCGTTGCCATATTTTTTAATAAACCAATTAAGTGTATAACGGTCTTTTGCGGCTTTACTTTGATTTTGTTTTGTAGTATCAGAATGACCTGATCTTGTTCTTATATATTGCAGATCTGTATTAATTATTTTCATTTTTTCAATAAACTCATTTCGATTAGGATGATTTGTTATATTATCACCCCCATTACCACCTTCTCCTATATTATAATATAAATCAGAATTCTGGGCACTTGTTATTTGAATCCAATAACGTTCTCGTTCACACATATGTTCTTCTGAGTCACAATATTCTAGAATTACTTTGATAAATTTATCTTTACCGTATTTTTCTATCGCTTTATTAATTAATTTACCACTACCAAAATATTTTGGATTATTATGTTTGTCTTTACCAATATATCGTTTATTATTAACCGTATTGATTATTTCATATATTACCATAAAAGTTCTTTTAATATAAATATATGACTTTTATGGAAAACATAATATTAAACATAAAAAAAGTAGTGGCATTTCTACCACTACTTCTTATCAATAATACTAAGTTAATATTAGATTACATTCAAACCGTGAACATATACCTTACCATAAAATTCGGGGCGTACAACTTTCTTAGCATATCTAGTCATTACACCTTTTCTTGGAGTAAAGTTAACTGGATCATAAACTAATGGAGTCATAATCAATGGAATATATGGACTAAATACAGCACCAGTTTCAAGGAATTGAGTTCCTCTGAAGCCCATCAAGATTACATTTTCTTTCATGTATGGGTTTTTGTAAACTGTGTATCTGTTATTGATTGCACCAATTTTTTGAACACCAGCAGCAAATTCCATTTTAGTACCATCTGTATCGGCAGCAAATCCTGGGATAGACTCAAGGATAGTTGCAACTGCAGGAGAAGTTACTAAGAAGTTAGCGCCACCTCTTAATGTTTTTTGGTGAATTTTGTTAGATACTTTTTGAAGTTTAGTACCTAGAGTTTGGAACCAACCACCTTGAGTGTTATAGAATCCATCTCCAGCTGCGGTAGGAGAACCAGCACCTGTTTGTGTAAATCCGTTACCGTTCCATACGTTATTGTTCAATGCTGACCAATATTCTGTAGTTGGAGCTGCAGAGATTAACATATCTAGGATCTCAAGATCGATTTCCATTGATACATATTCAGATAACATTGAAGTTAATTCAGCTTCAGCATCAATTGAATGGTAAGCATTTAAATCTTGAGCAAACTCAGGAGTCCAAACTGCTTTCAATTTTCTGGTTTTAGCAACGATTGGATCTGATTGCATTTCTAGGTTTAATTCAGGAATATCAATATCAGCATTATATCCGTTAGAAAATGCACCTTTGTTATCCTCAAAATCACCTCTAGATACATCAGTTGGTTGTTTGCTAAATACAACTTTAAAGTTGCTAGCTGCACTAGATGCAGAAATTGCAGTAGCTTGAGCGTTAGTTACAATGAAAGATGCAGTGTAGTTAGAGTCAATTTTAGAAAATGCTTGTACTGGAATAATTTCTACGTTAGAAGATCCAGATGCCAATGTAAATGATCTAACAGCGTATAAATCTGCAGTAGTTGGAATATTAATAGTTATTTTTTTGTATAAAGATAATGAAGCAGAATATGCACCATCATAGTTTACATCAGCAGCATCAGTGATAGAAGCGGTAGTTGCAGAAACTGACGCAGATGTTTCGTTAATTGAATAACCAAATCTTCCAGCACCATAAAGACCACCTGTTGGATCACCAGTTGTAGTAGTAACACCAAATAGAGAGTCATCAGCATTTGGAGAACCAAATGGATCACCTGTTCTGTTTAAGTTGTCATTGTCAAACCCTGGTTGAGCTGTACCGTATTTAAAGTCAAGATAAAATACAAGACCTGAAGGCAAGTTCATTGGTTGTACTGATACGAATTCTTTAGCAGCAAATTCAGCAAAAATTCTTCTTACTAATGGTAATGCTACTCCAGCCCACTCTTCAGAACCATTTGCGGTACCTGTTTGTGAAGCTTCTTTTACTAACTGACGAGCTTGGTTCTCTAATAATTGAGCCATACCAGCTGTTTCAGTTTCTGTTCTAAGGCCTTCTAATAGACCCGTTTTTTGCCATTTGCTAACTAATGATTTAGCAGCGTGTCTTTGAGACGCGTCTGGACTTGTCAATAAATTTTTGATGTTACTCATGATTTGTTATTCCTTTCGAATGTTTTTTAATAATTATTTCAATCCTGCTAATTTTTTCCATCTATTAGCTAATTCAAATCCTTCAGCTAAAATAGCTTTAGATTCTGGTTTGGTTGAAGCTACTGGTTTAGACGCATAAGATTCTTTTACTACGCGTTTTATAGCCGGTTTAGTAAAGCTTTCAGCCATTGTACTAAATACTAATTTTACTTCTCTTGTGTTTCCTGCTCTGTCAAAAGATTCTAAAACCTTCATTTTTTGATTTTCGTTCAAATCAAAATTACGGAACAATTTGTTTGTGTAAAGCAATTTAGCGTTTAACAAGTTAACTTCGTTGATGATAGATTTAAGTTGACGAACTGTTTTATAAGCTTCCTCTAATTCAGATTTAACTACTTTCAATTCTTCTTCTGTAGCATCTTCTTCTGGAGCAACTACTTCTTCTTCTCTTAAGATAGCTTCGATAATATCGTCGATATTTTCGCCTTCTTCTCCATGAGCTTCTTCCATCGGCGCTTCTATCGGCTCTTCCATTGATTCTTCCATCGTAGCTTCCTCACCACCTTCTAATTCACGAATAATAGATTCTAGATCTAAATCTTCGTTATACTCTTCTTCTGGTGCCATTTCTGGTTCTACAGCCAATTCATCCTCTACTGGTGCAGCTGATTCAGCATCTGGAGTGTATTCAATTTTACCTGCTGGAGCTGGTAGATCAAATTCTACTTCATCACCATCTATTTCTGCATCTGCATCTAGTTCTGGTTCCATAGCAGCATCCATTGGTTCGTCAAAAGATTCTTCATCTTCTAATTCTTCTGATAGTTTTGCAGCTAACATGCTTTCGATTCTAGGGGCAAATGCTTCTTGTAACGCAATTTTTGCATTTGCTAATGCCGTTTCTTTTACAGCTCTAGCATCAGCGATTGCTTCTTTAAGCAAATCTGATTTTGCCATTTGTTTTTCTCCTTAATTGTTTTTTGGAAATAAGACTATTCTTGAGTCTTAATAGAAATTAATATTATAATAGGACGTTATATAAGAACTAATAACGTATTTTTAAATAAATACCGCCTAGTTTGAAAAACCAGTAAAAAAGCCCTAACTATTAAAGCTAGGGCGTGAAAAAGAATATAATTTAAATTATCGTTTGTCTTGTTCGGTTCTTAGTTTTTGAAAGAATCTTGCATTAATTAACTGCATTCGTTTTGTTACACTCGACTTAACAAACTCGCGTCTGTCTTTTACTTTTTCTAAAATTTCAGAATTTTTAACTTTCTTCTTAAATGTTTTTAATGCGAAAGATAAATCTTCTCTAGTGCTACCTACTACTTTTACTCCTAATCCAGCACCCGGATAAATCATTTGATGTTGTTTTTGTTTTTTGTTCATATAACTGGTTTTATAAATTAAATTTGTGGTTCTGGTGCTACTTTAGGTTTTGCGCCTCTTACATTAAATCTGAAATGTTTTATTTCTGGTTTCTGACTTATGTATCCTTGTATTTGTTGAGATTCTTTTGCTGGATCTTCTCCGAGACGAAATTGAAAATATCCTACTTTACCAGATCCAGATAATTTAGATTTGATAACATATATTTTTTTCTTTGCTGCAAATTGTTTTATTTCATCGAATACATTTTGTGCGGTTGATGGGTCTACTAATACAAATTCAACACCTCCGCGATAATCTGTAATTCTATTTAATAATTGAGCCTCATCTACTAATTCTTCATCGATAGCTTTAGATCTAGCATCTCTTCTATTTTTTAAATATTTATCTGATTTATCTGTTTTTCCGTCGTTGTTAATATCAGCATCTTCTTTTCCTACTGGATCTAAGCCATCTTCGATATGCAATCGACCTTTTGTAGTTTTCAATACATTTTGTGCAGCTAAAACTTTTTTTGGATCTTTAGTATCATCCGCTGATAATACTACGTCTTTTGATGGATCTGGTTTTTTGCCAAACGCAGATTGTTCATTTAAACCAAAAAAATCACGGTACATTTTTTTAAACATGTTCATTATTCTACCTTTAATATAAAAATTTTTATTGTAATATCCAAATTATTGAACTTCATAGTATCGGTTTAATCCAGATCCTATATTTTCATATGCCATGGATAAACGTTCTTGTAATTGAGAAATTTCTCTTGCAGTTTCCTCAAACAATTTATAATCTTCTTCAAGTCGTTTAAAATGACGCTTATGAGCTACTTCATTGAACCAATCACCTTCTTCCAATGCAATTGCTTGAGCTTTGTTTACTATGTTCTTTACTCGTTCACACAATTCTTGTAAATTACCTTTTCCGTATACAGATTCACCCATTGCAGAAAAGTTTTTTAATTCTTGAACAAATTGTCGTTTTTCTTCGATTGATACTGGCATTTTTTCTTCGCCATTAATCATCTCCATTATTACTTTTAAATTGCTTTTCATGTTATATCCTACATTTACCATCATCACATAATATAGATGTAATTATACTATTTACGTGTGCGTATTTATTTACGTTGTTATTTGATACTTTATTTACTGATTCATGCATTCTAGTTGGACGCATAAATGCTCCTTGTGTTGATGGATTTGATACGAAGTCCCAACATATTAATTCGAAGTCTTCTTGCACCTCTACGGTTCCCTCACTGCGTAATTCTTTAACTGAACCTAAACCCCTACTAGATATTCCGAGTGTAATACCAGCTTTAAAAAGGGCCTTAAGTATGTTACCTGACGGAGTCTCTAATATTTGCACAGCACCTTTTAAATCATCACCATCCCACCAAACTTTTAAAACATTGTGAGAAACGTTATTCAAGTTAACAACCGATGATTCTGGATGATCTAATTCTCCTAATGCTCTATGTTGTTGAATATATTCTTGTTCGTATCGGCGACATTCTCGTTCTAGTATATGTCTAGGATAAATACGACCGTTTTGATTTTTTGCTCCTGCTCTTTGAAGTATACCATTAACTACAAAGCCACCAGGTATTCCAAAATCAGCACCATTAGATTCATTAAGTGAACCAATTGGTTTAAATGGCATAAAATCTAATATTAATTGTTTTGACATAATATTACTCTCCTAACGATCTTACTCGTTCTGCAATTTTAATTAATCGTTCTGAAATTTTATGTAAACTCTTTTTAGTTGAACTGCCATAATTATCTGAAGTAATTCCTGCTTCTGTTTTTAATTTACTATTATAATTAACAAGCGTTTCAATTTCTTGCAATTTTTTTGCAATTTCTCGAATAGTTCCATTTACTTTTTTAGATGGTGACACATCCGGATCAGCAGTCATGAATTTACGATATGATTCTAATATCTGTTCGTATTTATAATCCATAGCCTCACCTAGTTTGCCACCTAATGCACCATATTGTTTTGTATTATCCACTTTACTAGATTTACTAGGAGCGTTTGTTAAATTTGATGATGGATATTTATTTGGATTATTATACCATTGTTTATCATTGTCAGCAAATGGAAATTTTTCATTGAACTCCTCTTCTTCACTTTCTGGTTTTTGATACTCGCCTGTTTTATATGTTGGTGGAGTATTTATCGATTCATACTTTGCAGATTTTTGTTTCCATTTACCTGGCTTAGCAAATGCCGCAGGTGTATTATATCCAGCAACAGCACCAGTTACATTCTGCTCATCGATTTCTTCATCATCATCTACTTTTTTAATTAGATCGGATTCTTCAATTTCGATAAATTTATCTTCAATTTCTTTTATGAATGATTTCATTTATGTATTTCATTTAATTCATCAACCAAATCAAAATATCGCAATAATGATAATATATGCGATTCTTTTATCGTTTTCATTGTTTCTACGTTACAAAGCATTTCAGATAATTTACTTACTTTTATACGAGTAACATCATCTTCAATTTTTGATACGTGTGTAGCTAACTGAGTTTTAATTTTTGGTATAATAGTCTTAATATACTCTTTTAATGTAGCAGTATCATTAACATGATTAATATACTTAGTTAATAAGTTTTTTTGTGATTCTGACAGTACTGCATATTTGATATTGAATTTATCAACTAGAATTTTATAACTAAGTAAACGCATATCCTTTTCTTGTTTAGAATATGTTTCCATTACCATATCCTTAAGAACAGGTTTTTTATCTGTTAATAATGCATGATCTACAATTACATTTTTACATTCTAGTAACTGTTTAGGATTATCTAATTCTGAATGTTCAAATAGCATATAAATTGATGCTAATACTTTATAGTTATTTATATGTATTTTTGAAACATTATCAAATATAAAATTATCTGAAATTTCTTTAACTAAATTATATCGTTGACGATTTAATTGTGTTTTATTTAATCGTTTATGTGCCTCGCTAATAGTTCTTATATAATCTAATACACGAGCTTCAGATTTAAATTGTTCTTTAACTAATAAGTTATATAATTGTAATTCTTTAGATAATTCAGTATTTTTTCCAAAGTATTTTTTAATGATATCAATGGTTACCGTTTTATCAGAAGTCATTGTTTCAGATGTTAATTTCTGTACTAGCATCTCAAAAAGAATTCCAGTATTTTTATACTTCGAATGTTTAAGCTTCTTCATGTATTCAATCTTTTTTTAAATAAATATATTACATGTTTATAATATGTTATTTTCATCCAACATCGTGCCAGCATCCTTATCATCGGCAGTAATTGATTCAAATAATATTTTTGTATTCTTTGATTTAACTTGCATACGTTTTAACACATCATTGTGTTCTTTTGATAGCGTAGATTGTTGTGGTAATTTACGTTCGCGGGTCGATGGTTGAAACGAATGATTTAAATTAGAAAAATCAAACGCTTGTTTCAATTCTTTTCTTCCGGTCGGATCCCACCCAAATTCATTTGCATGTTGTCCAGATTTAATTCCTTCTTTTGGTCTTCCGCCCGGATCTTTTTCTCCAACTTCGTTGCTACTCATATGAACGGTGGCTAAATCATGCGGCGTTCCATATGATACACCAGTTATAGCAGGATCATTTCCTTCTTGCTCAATTTGGTTTTGGCGGAATCTCAATTTTAAATCTTCAACAATATCATTACGTTCTTGAAGCCATTGCTCTTCAGACATATTAAATATATACTCATAAATATATTTATCTGATACTAACTTACTATCTTTCATTGTGTTAGCTAATGTAATCTTTTCATTCATTAAAGCTACTTTTTGCTGATCGTAAATTATCGATGGCGGAGTTAATTGCAATTCAAATCCAACTAAATCTGCATCTTCAAATCCTTGTGTGTATAAATGCACAATAGCAATCTTAGTTAATTCAGAAACCATTATCTTTTGAATACGTTCAATTGTTCTTGCAAAACGAATATCCATAGAAGCCAATGTAGTTTTACCTTCAACTCCTTCTTCGTATCCTAAAAATGGTTTTGGTATTTTTAAACCAGCCATCATTTTATTTTTAACGTATTCAATATCTTCAATACCAGTAAAAGTCATACCCGGCAATGTGTCTATCGTAGTAGCACTTTGACCACCACGTACAGGCAGATAATAATCTTCTAACATATTGTTAATGTTAAATTTAAGATTGTAATTACCGGTGTTTTGATCTACGTGTGGAATCTTTTTCATTTTATTAATAACAGCTTCCATGAAAGTATCAACTTCATTTGGCGGAATGTTACCAATATCAATTTTAAAAATACGTTTTTCTGGTGCTCGCATTATTCTG